TAGCAGGTTTCTTGCAGCGAGATGTACCACTCTTCCTGGTGGAAGCAGTGGCAGTAGTAATCTATTTTGTAGGCATGGTGACATGGCTAATTAACTAAGGAACAATATGAGTTTGATTCAACTACCCAAAGTAATCGAGTTAGTAAACAGTTTATCTTTTAAAGTCAACGAGTTAGAGCAGAAGGTGCAGTCGTTAATCAATCAGCAGAACAAGGTTACTGTGATTGAAGAGCCACTCGTTAATAAGAAACCTACTCTAAAGAAGAATGATTAAGATTGTATTTTGGTTCTGTGTTGGAGCACTTGGAGGATACACAGCGCACCAAGCTAAGCATACGATAGACTTAGTAAAGTGTCCTAGCTATACCACTAAGTACGCTACATGGGTTGGTTATGTATCCTTTAATCATGACGAGGTTAGATGTTTTTGGTTAGAGAACGAACACCCCAGGAGAGTAAGAGCAGAGCCAAGAGTTAGACATGGAAGAACAGAATGATGGTATGGAAATGTCCACCACTACATCTACCGAATTGGAGTAACAACTGGAAATGGAAACAAGAGATGAGTACTTATGTAAGTGAGTATGAACGAGGATTAAATGCTGGTATAGCAGAGTCCTCTAGTATAATAAGTAAGTTACAGTCTGAGAACGATAAGTACAAACAGGTATTAGAATCAATTGCTAACGAGCGTGTTGAACTCAGTCATGATAAAATTAAGTGGCAGTGTGAAGACCACATTAAATGGGCGAAGGATGTATTAAAATGAACGAACACGAGGAATTAAAAGCTGCTGTGCGTAGCTTCTTTGAGGACTTTTTAAATGTACGAGAAGAGTCTGATAGTGGTAGAGTGTTTGCTCCAATAACCTTATCAAGCACCAGGTGTATGATGATTGATCCGCTGTGTGATATACTACAGAAGATGAGGAAGCTATCAGGTGCAGCAGACGCACCAGAGATGGAGTCTCGGAATGATTAAGTCACCTTGTATAGGTAAGTGTACTTATGATATCACTATCATGAGCTGCAACGATTGCGGTAGAAACAAAGAAGAGATTAGTAATTGGTACATTATGACTGATGAACAGAAGCAGAAAGTAATTGAGCGCATTGCTAACGAAAGGTGTAATGGAAAATGAGCTTTACAATATACGAACCTGGTGGCACAATGTTTATTCAATGGTTCTTTAATATGGATGAGCTTATTAAATCGATGTTAAAGAATCCACAGAATGTATATCATAGAAACGAGTAGGTGTTCAGAACTAAACCAAGAAAGGATATCATGAAGATAGTTCTAGACATAGAGACTAACAGTAAGCACAATAAGATATGGTTAGTAGTAACGAGAGACATTAACACAGGAGAAGTGAAATCGTGGAAGGAAGCAAGCGGATTACAAAAGTATTTGGACAGCTGCGATTTGATTATCATGCACAACGGAATCAGCTTCGACGCTCCAGTACTGAGAGAGACATGGAAGACTTCGATAATGCCGAGCCAAGTGTGCGATACGCTCGTGTTAAGTCGCCTACTAAGTCCAAGCCTAGAGGGAGGGCATAGTCTCGATGCATGGGGTAAGCGATTAGGTTTTCCTAAAGGTGAGTTCAATGATTGGGATGGAGGCTTAACTCCAGAGATGGAAGAGTACTGTATCCAGGACACACTAGTAACACAGAAGTTATACGAGCACTTAACAAGTGAATTGAAGTTTAATAAATTTGACCAAAGGAGCATTGATCTTGAACACAAAGTCCAAGCAATCATCGCAAAGCAAGAAAGAAACGGTTTTAAGTTGGATGAAGTGGCAGGTATTACTCTTCTTTCAACGCTGCAGAATAAGCTGGCTGCTATTGAAAATGAACTTCAGGGTATCTTCCCAGCGAAAACAATTCAACGAGTCTCAGAAAAGACAGGGAAGCCCCTCAAAGACAAAGTCGAAGTCTTCAACCCAGGCAGTCGCAAGCAAATCGGTGAGAGGCTCATCGAGAAAGGCTGGAAGCCCAGCAGGTACACCGAAACAGGGCAACCGATCGTCGACGAAGGGACGCTAGACGGAGTAGATATACCTGAAGCCAAAGCGATCAATGAGTATCTAATGCTACAGAAGAGGGTAGCTCAAATAGAATCGTGGCTGAAGGCAGTGGGAGAGGATGGTCGAGTACATGGCAAGGTGATTACTAATGGTGCAGTCACTGGACGAATGACGCACATGTCACCTAACATGGCACAAGTACCAAATAGTGGAAGCCCCTATGGTGAAGACTGTAGGGATCTATGGACTGTAGAGAAAGGATATAAGTTAGTAGGTATCGATGCTTCAGGATTGGAGTTACGAATGCTTGCTCACTATATGAAAGACGATGCATACACAAGTGAAGTCGTTTCAGGTGACATCCACACAGCAAATCAAAAAGCTGCTGGGCTTGAAACACGAAACCAAGCGAAGACCTTTATATATGCATTCCTCTATGGTGCAGGGGATGCCAAGATCGGGCAGATTGTTGGTGCTGGAGCGAAAGAAGGGAAAGAACTTAAGTCTCGTTTTCTTAAAAACACTCCGTCGCTTGAAAAACTTAGAGAACAAGTTAGTTCGATCGCTGCGAAGTCGGGAACGCTACCAGGTCTTGATGGACGTAGAGTACAGGTTAGGTCTGACCACGCAGCACTTAACACATTACTCCAGAGTGCGGGTGCGATTGTTATGAAGCAAGCTTTAGTTCTCTTGAATGATGAACTACGCAGGGCTAAGATTAACTACAAGTTCGTAGTGAATTGTCATGATGAGTGGCAAATAGAAGTTGAAGAAGGACGTGCTGAAGAAGTAGGAAAACTAGGTGTACAAGCGATTAAGAAAGCAGGAGAGTCTTTTAATATGAGATGTCCTTTAGACGGAGAATACAAGATTGGAAAGTCCTGGCGTGAAACCCATTAGAGTTTGTACTGATTGTGAAGTGGAATGTTTCTGTGAAGAATTACTTCCTTTGTGGTTTGTTAAAGCAAAGAACAGTAAATACGGATATAGAAATCTTTGTATTCCGTGTTCTGTAAAAAGAACTAACTCACATCCTGGTACAAAAGATTGGAAAACAGATCATCAAACTAAGAAGAGATACGGAGTAGACGTTGAAACATATAAACAACGCATGGCTACGCAGTCTTCTTGTGAGATCTGTGGATCAAAGAAGGAGCTGTGTTACGACCATGACCATGTAACAATGGAGTTCAGAGGTGTACTGTGTCGTGGATGTAACAGATCTTTAGGACAGTTGGGAGACAGTCTTGAAGGCATACTCAAAGTTGTAGATTATTTAAGGAAGGAAACACACTGATGGAAGAAATTAAACAAGCAGTACTGATACTCTTGCGACAAGGACAGAACCTTTCTACTATTCAGAAAGACTTGACTTATGTAGCAGAGGAATTAAAGATAGCAGCAATCTACATGCAAGCAATTAAAGAGAGTGATCTGCGACCATGAAGAAACTGTACGATGGAATCCCTGACAATATCGAACCTCTTGTTGTACTAGGTGATGATAATGATTACTTAGTTGTGTACACAATCATGACGAATGAGGACACAATCGAGATGTTGGAACGGACGATACGGATTCTTAAAGAAGAAGACTTACAACCCGAAAGGTTGACGCAGCACTAAAATTGTGGTATAATATATGTTGTAGTACTAACTAACTAGGAGAAATAAATGGATACAAGCAAACCTTTACCGATTCAAGCAGACATTTTCTGGGCTAGTCTTACTGAGCCAAACAAGTTATCAGGAAAGTATCAAGTTGACTTGAGCAATCTAAGTAAGGAAGCTGTACGAGAATTAGAATCAATGGGTGTTACAGTTAAGAATGATGCTAAGCGACCTGATCAAGGTTTCTTCGTAACTGCTAAGAGCAAGCTCTACCCTATCACTGCAGTAGACGAAGGTGGCAATCTCTTGAATGTGAAGATTGCTAACGGATCTAAAGCAGTAGCGTTGATTAAGACCTATCCCTATAGCTTCCAAGGCAAGAAGGGTGTTGGTGTAGGTGTCAGCAAGTTGATTGTTAAGGAACTGATTGAGTACAAGCCTGAAGGTGTAAGCCTTGCAGACCTGGAAGAAGAAGCTCTCTAATGATGAAAGCCCTCATTGATGGGGACATACTAGTGTATCGCATAGGCTTTGCTTCTGAGAATGAAACAGAGTCTATTGCGATGGCTAGATGTAGTGAGTTCATAGAGGACTTGATTCTGTTCAATGGGTTCGGTGAGTACCAAGGATACTTAACTGGTAAGAAGAACTTTAGGAATGAGATAGCTGTTACTGCACCTTACAAGGGCAACCGTAAGTCAGCTAAGCCTAAGCACTACCAGTTACTAAGGGACTACATGGAGTCTGCTTGGTCATTCACTATGATCGAAGACCAAGAAGCAGATGATGCTATTGGTATCGCAGCATACGAGATGGAAGTAGGTGAGTACTGTATTTGTTCTATTGATAAAGACCTGGATATGCTCCGAGGAGACCACTATAACTTTGTCAAGGATGAACGGTACTTCATCACTGAAGAAGAAGGAATCAAGAACTTTTATAAACAGTTGCTAATGGGAGATCGAGTTGACAATATCATCGGTATCAAAGGCATTGGAACAGTTAAAGCGGAAAGGCTACTCAAAGAATGCAAAAACGAAAACGAGATGTATCTTGCTATCCTGGAAGCTTACGAAGGGAACGCAGAGAGGGTGCTGGAAAACGGAAGACTACTGTGGATACGAAGGCAGCACAACCAATTGTGGACACCTCCAGGCTCATTGTCATTAAATGGGTGGACGCAGTAAGTGATGGTGGCTGGGAAGAACACGAGAAGCCTGACATTCATGAAGTAACTACAGCAGGGTATATTGTTTCAGAAAACAAAGATGCCATCTGTATTGCTTCTACTGTGTCGGGTACATTTACCAATGCTAGGATGCATATTCCTAAAGCATGGATTAAATCTAGAAAGGTAATTAAAGTTGAAGCCCCAGTCAGCAAAAGCAAAAGGAAGAAAGTTACAGCAGTGGGTACGGGATCAGATACTACTGCGCTTTCCAGTGCTGAGTCCCGATGATTGCAGGTCAACAAGCATGGGTGCGGGTGGAGAAGATGTGCAACTTAGTCCTCTCGCTAGGTCGCTGGTTAGCTACACGATTGAGTGCAAGAATCGTAAAGCTGTCGCAGTGTTTAAGGATTACGAACAAGCAAAGACACATGGACTAGTAGAGCCACTCGTTATCTTAAAACAGAATAACAGTAAGCCACTAGCACTAGTCGATGCTGAACACTTCTTGGATATGCTACAGAAACTGAATGATCTGAAACACCAAGTTGATGTTCTACTTTTAGTTAAAGGAAAATGACATGAGAAAGAAGATACCAGATCAACCTGAGATAGTTATTCGTGAATGGAAAACAATTGGAGGTCAGGATAACTTTACTGTATTAGGACTAGGTGTAGACGATAAAGTCTATTATTGGAAAGATAAGAAATGGAATGAACTATGAGATTAATTGTACACTTAACAGAATACGAAGGACAGCCTGATCAGTCAGCTGCGTCGATTGATATTGGTCTACCTGACGGTGCTCGTTATGATACCCTGCAGGAACACTTTGATAGGCTGTTGTCAATTGTATATGGTTATCCTATTGGTAAGGCAGATAGCAATTATCAGAATCCGCTAGATCCAGAGGATGAATAATGCCAACACACTTAGTGATACCAGATGTACAGGTAAAGCCAGGGCAGGACTTCAACTTCTTGAAAGCAATCGGCAACTACATTGTTAAGAAGCGTCCTGATGTTATTGTTAATATTGGAGACTTTGCGGACATGCCAAGCTTATCTAGCTACGACAAAGGTAAGAAGTCCTTTGAAGGTAGACGATATAAGCATGATGTTGAAGCAGTTCATAGTGCAATGGACATCCTCTTAAAGCCACTACGTCAGCTGCAGGACAGGCAGCGTAGGAACAAGGAGAAGGTCTACAAGCCACGCATGGTGTTGACTATAGGTAACCATGAGCATCGTATCAATCGTGCCATAGAGAACGATTCAATGC